TGTTCAAACTGATTACAATGTTCAATTAAATAGAACAATAATGAGTTAATCACCAGCATCACGCCATAGCCTATGCTTCCATAGACCCTACTCTCAACTCCAAAGAGCGCTGACCTTCCGTCAGCCTTTGATATTACCGTCTAAGCCAAAGCTTAGGGATAATAAGGGAGGACAAGTTTAGGAAATGATGGAGGTGATTAAATTAACAGCGTCTTTCTCATGCTTCCAAATCGGTTACACGAGCTGCTAATTCAGGAGTCAACGGAGCTCGAAGCTTAGCATCGAGCTGACGTCACAATTTCGCTAAGAGTAAAGGATTTCTAGTAAGGACTTTTTCATCGTCCTTAGGTCGGAACTCTCCACTCAAAGCAGGAATTGAAAGGGACGCGAGATTGTCTTCCACATCACTGAAATGAATGTGGAGATCTTCCAAAGAGAGGAAGAAGGAATGCGCTGGTAAGCGCATCCCCATACAAAACTCGTATATGTCCAATAACTCTTTCTCAATAGCCTTAAGTTGATAGAATACTTTTTGCATTTCTTCCCAATATAAGACCATTGAAATCTCAGATCTTGTTCTATCAGATAGTGGTAAAGGAGGGTACCCATAGGCACCCGGGGCCGGATTAACAGGTGATTCGACAGAGAATTTAGATCTATAATTATCTAAATCTAAGCCGATATCTGACTCAAATGGATTCACCGTAGTGTCAAGACCAAAGAGGTTAGCAACCCGATTTCAGTCGGATTGCTTTCTTTCTAAGGTATCGGCAAGACGATTATACTGCCTTGCTTGATACTCCCAAATGACAGCAGGTCAGTTATCAGCTAAATTGACTTTCCCCAAGGAGAAACGTTCAATTCAACTAATAAGTGATTTCTGCCGAGAAATAGGAGCATGAATCAAGTGCAATAAATTTGAGACCTTCCGAGGCATAGCGTTTAACCGCTGCACCAAGGTCGCCTTTACACGGAAGCCCTGTCCTAAAATATCCATAGCGGTGGCAACTCTCAAATCTCACTTTCTTACAAAAGCGATCAATGAAGAAAGATTCCCTCGAGCCGCAAACAATTCCTTGAATGCGACCGGAGAACAATCTTTCTGAGCTACAAAGAACCGTTTGGCAAACTCCACACCTCCCTTACGAGAGATTAGGCTTTTTGCCAATCCGATCCCTACTCCTAACTCGGACATTATTCGGACGTACTCCCGGGCGACAAGACCGTTAGCAATAACGATATCGTCACCTAGGACCGCATAATCCTTAAACCAAACGAAACTAAAGACCTTACTATCCACTCACTTTGACCCAAGTCCATGCTTATATGCATGAACCCGCATCGCCGCTCACTGGACAATAAAATGATGGGTCAATGCTAACATTGCCCATGAAGATAGAGCACCCATAGGTTGCCCCACTTCGTACTTAAGGGTCTTAGCTGCAGCTCTGCAGTAATAACCCCGATCTACAAGTAAACTTGCTCAGGCCTTAGCCCGATCTCCTAAATAAGGTTCAAGTAATAAAACCTGAAGCTTAACAGGGAGACGATCCGTGGCAGCCGATAAATCGTAACATCAGAAGGAGGTAAAACCTGCCTCTAATAAACGATTCACCGGGGCCACTTGATTAAAAGTACCATCTTGATCTATCTTTGCTAAAAAGGAAAAGATCATCTTATGAAGAGGTTTCAACAACCAATTCGTAAAAGGATCAACCATAGCAAAGACCCGAACCTTTCCAGCAGGCTCATCCTTGGTCCCTAAACGGCCCAAGGGAGCTACCCTTTCGTCTTGATACATGGCCTCCTCAGAGAACATAAAAATATATTCCATGATGAGGTCATTCCCAGTCTCACAGGCTCATCTTTCGATAAGATCCATGGGACCTTTGACCCAGGCGACCGCCGCTCGGATAATAGAATACAGTGAAGTAGAGATTTGAGTCCCTACCTCACTCGAACTACTAGCCGAGGACTTGGATATGCTGAAAGGTTTGAAGGTTAGTTTAGCCTCAGACCAATCGGCTCACGGTCTAATTGCCCAAAACACAGAGATTGCTCTCCGAATTTCTGGCAAATAGGCCGACCAATCTAACCCTGGATCAGTGATTGTAGATAACTTCAACTTACCTGGAAACTCTAAAACCCGATAAAGGGCCAAGAGAGACAAGACAAGTCGAATCATCAACTGATCACCAGCCAGGATCCGCTGCCGAACTAACGTCGGCAGGATCCGAGGAACCCCTTTCTTCGTTCTAGATACAGCTACCCCAAGCGATTGGGTAGCAGGGATCCTCATCCCCGCTGCGGATTGCATGACCAAGATATGACAAGCTTTCAGATATAAAACTAAAAACTTGACACCACCTTGTCTTGCAATCCGGTAACAACATCTAGAAAGATGATAAGAAATACGAACATTGCTTGCAGTTCTACGACCAACTATCACAGAAGTCATTCTTACGAATCACTCCATGACAATCTTCCCCGTATTTCTACGGAGAGAGCCATTAAGACTCTTTACTAAAAACATTGCCATAGGACGCTTATTAGCATAACGTTTTATTTGATTAATTTTTACATTTTTCATTTATTTACGTTTCTAATAAGGTCTCAGAGAATGAGTTATCGGGAATGGCCGTTGCCGACCACCCCTTCACGACCCCCCAACATGGCTATTAAATCCAGAGGTTGGAGAACTAGAGGGACAACAGGTAGAGCATTCTTAAATCTCTACCCGCTTAGGGCACGTGTATCATCTCTGCCTCCTTGGAATCAATTTCATATTTACTCTTGACCCCAGCTCAGCAAAGGAGGGACACCAGGCACTTGCCTGATTAATTTATTTCAAAATTAATGATGTTGTCCACCTGTCACTAGTAGGCTTCTCCCATTTCTGGTCTATGTACAATGCTTCTTTCTAGAAGCTTAACCTCAGTTTCCATCGTTTTACGGACAGGCTGCAGGCTCCCACTTAAGGGCAGTCTCTCGACTGATCCGGAAGTATCCTCTTATTTATTAACCGAGGATACACCGAAACTTCTATTACTAGAAGAAGCATTACGCTCAGGGAGAACGAAAGTTCAGAAGCACAGGGAATTGACCCTATTACTTGCAAAATTTCGTCCTTTACGGGCGATTTTACGCAAGCTGTGAGATAAATCTC